TTTGTTTTTTCAGTTTCAACTTCATAAAGAAATTCTTCTCTCCTATTAGTATATTCTTCTGTTCTCATTCCTCCAGGTCCTTTGGGTCCTTTGGGTCCTTTGGGTCCTTTGGGTCCTTTGGGTTTCATTGCTGCTGGTCCAGTAGGTCCTTTGGGTTTCATTGCTGCTGGTCCAGTAGGTCCAGTAGGTCCAGTAGGTCCTTTGGGTTTCATTGCTGCTGGTCCAGTAGGTCCAGAAGGACCAAAAGGTCTAGTTGCTGGTGCAGTTGGCGTAGTTGGTTTTGGTGCAGATACTGAACTTGGAGCACCAGTTCCAGGAGTTGCTGGTTTAGGAGCAGGAGGTCTTCCGCCTAAAATTCCACCTGTTCTGGGTTTCTTTTCTGGAATATTTGGTTTGTCTGGGGTTTGTGCTTCTGCCTTTCTTGCTGCGTCTGCTTTTCTTTTTGCTAATCCTGCTTTTACACCATAAACAATAGCACCACCAACTCCGGCAGCAGCAGAACCCACATTCCCAATTGCTTTTGAGTATGCAGTAGCGTCTCCTTCTTTATCACTAATTTGTTGAGTTTTAATTCCAGAAATAGATGCCTTTGCTTTATCTACGTTCTTTTGAACTCCTGTTTGTCTTAATTTTTCAATTCGGTCTTTTTTGTTTTGTTCAGCATTACCCTTTACCCAATCAAAATAAGCCGCCTTTCGGTCTTCTCTTTGTTTTGCCAAATCTATATATTCCTGTCTTTTTTTCGCCTTTTCAACCGCACTTATTTTTCTATTTTTCGTTTTTTCGTCACGAAGTGCTGCTTCTCCTGCTCTTCTAATTTCAGCGGCAGTTGCTTCTTTTATAATTTCTTTCCAAGTTCTCATTTTACCTAGATACTTCTTTTTCTATTGATATTTATAGATTTTTTTGGCACCGTAGGTTTAATTCTCACATTAGTATATGATTTAACTTCTTGCTCTGGAGTTTCTCCCTGAACGTGTGCTCTATATTCATCAGTTCCAATCTCATATACTTCACGAACATCTTTCAACCAATTCTTAAACATTATCCCATCTTCAGTAACACAAATCAAATAATTTGTTCCACGACGAATCACTTTACCAACTAATCCGCTATTCAAATTTTCAATTAAATTACCAACTTCATAAAGACCTTTATTTTTATAATTCCATCTCAATCCTTCATAATCTAATTCTGGAGCAATTCTCCATATTTCAGTATCTTCTTGAACACTCATAGATCTACGAATAGTATTAAACATTTCTTTCTGTTCACTTTTCTTCATTGTTGGTGGAAGTCCAGTGGAGAATCTATCAAAATTTCCAATTGCTGCAGCAGCTCTCATCAAAGCAGAAGAACCAGCAGTTTCTACTTCACTATCAGGATCTTTTACTCCAGACGTAACTACTTCAATATTATTGAATTGATATGATTGACCATCACCCTTATGGACAAGACTTTGGAATTCACCAAGTCTATCCTGTCCAGCAACAATTACAACATCAGTATATCCATCTTCATATAAAGATGCCAATACATCAAAAATAGATTTTGAATCTTGACTATCTACAATATAATCAGCATAATCTGGAAACATTGATTTCATATAAGAAATTTTTAATTTTGGATTCAATGGATTTGTATTATCATCCTGAATACGACTTGGATAGATACGGTACTCAAATCCTCTTCTTCTCGCTTGAGCAAATCCTGCTTTCAATAATGCTCCGTGATTTTTAGATGGAGGATTAAATCTTCCAATTACAATCGCAACACCATTAGTTTGTTCTGGTTCTGTTTGTTGTTGCTGTGCTGCTTGTTGTGGTTCTGCCGTTTGTTTCTGTTGTGTTGCTGCTTGTTGTTGTGGTTCTGCTTGTTGTTGAGCATCAGCACCACCTTGACCGAAATATTTTAACTTTCCGCCTACGGTTTTTGCTATAAAATTTCCCTGATTATCATACCAGTCACCATGACCATTTCCTTTAAGACCACGATTCTTTGCTTCAGTAGACGCAAGTGTTTCTACTGCTTCTTTAATAAATTGGGAAAAACTTTTCATCTACACAGGATTTTTAGTTATTTATCAGTCAATCAATTCCATTAAATTTGAATGCAAGGTTTACAAACTGTCCAAGTTTGTGATTATTTCCTGATTTATTTGTTCTTATAGAAAATAAAAGTTTTGTCGTTTTATTGTTTTCTGTTTTCAATTCAATATGAAAATCTTGTTTTGATTTTGTTGATTCTTTTATTGTAATCCCTCCTATTTTTTTTGAAGTTTGAATAGATTCTCTAACAATATCAATTGTTGATAATTTTTGATAATCATTTCCAATTGCTTTTATTAGTATCAATGGTGCAGAAGAATATGATGGGGCAATTTTTTCCAAAATGAATTTTTTTGTTTTTTCAGTATCTTCTTTGAGTAAATTAATAATTTTAGATCTAATCCATTCTAATTGTTCATCATAAATTTTATTATATTCTTTTCTATTTTTTTTTTCATATCCACCAAGAAAATTTATCATATTTGATTTTCCATATTCTGAAAATGGTCCAATTCCCACTATTTTGGAATAAAATTTATTATATTACTCAACATTCCACTCTGCAATGGATTTTTCAAAATATTCCAAAACTGGTTTGACAAAAGTATTAAGAAGTGGTTCCTTTGTTTTTTCTTGTCCAGTTTTTATAGATATTCCCACTTTTGTACCATCAGAATACTTAATAAAAATATCTGCTGGATGATTTGCTTCTATGTCGTTTGGTTTTAATCTATAAGACCAATAAACTTTTGAAATTGTTTTTTCATTATTTTTTTTTCTAATATATTTCAATATAGCCATAGCATTTTTAATTTTTTCTCCAAACAAAGCAGATTTTGGAGCTTGTTTAATATATTTTTCTGCATTTGCTGCATCAATATTGTTTATATAACATCCAATTTGTGAATTATTTTTTTCTGTTATTTTTTGATAAAATTTTATTGGGTCAGTTTCATCTATATTTTCCAAAAATGCAATACAAGGAAAAAGTTCTACAATGGTAGAGTTCAAAGTTTTTGCCGCATTTCCACTTATAATATCAGTTTTTTCTGGAAGTCCAGTTTCTTCTAACTTTTTTCCAGCAGACTCCATCCTCCGAATTAGTTCTTTCTGCTTTTCCGTAAGCATATAAAAATCCCCTCTTTCTTATATTTAGAAAGAGGGGATCAATTTATTCTTTTATTTGTTCTTCAATTTTTAAATCAATATCTGCAATCACACTACGAATATCAACAATACGAGGAGGAACAGAACCCTCATCATAAGTATATCCTTTTTGTGCATCAAACAAGATTTGACGAACTGCTGCTGCAGCACGAACATCAATTTTAATAGATACTGTTTTTGTCATTAGATGTCTCCCACTTCACGATTTTCACTATAATATGCATCAAAAAACCCATCTGGATAACGCTTCATTAGTTTATCAATATTCGTTTGAATCACTTCATCAAAAGAAACTTCAAGAGCAATACAAGCTTGGGCAACATACCACATAATATCACCAAGTTCCTTAATTAGGTGAGTACGATTTTCATCATTCCAAGACTTACCTTGGAAAATCAGTTTCTTTACAATTTCTAGAAACTCTCCGCCTTCAGCATTAATGCCAACACCAGCAGTCAAAAGACGCTCAATGTTTGCGCCCTTTTCATCTAGAGCAACTAGACGATCAGTAAGTGCTACAAAATCTTTAGAAGCATCAGATGTTACTGCATCTACAAAGTTTTGATACTTATTAAAATCAATTCGTTGTGTCATATTGTTTAAAATTTAAATCCTGAGAATTTGTCTGTTTTTTTGTTTTCTTCATAAGTATACTCTTCCTCTTGTCCAGAGTCAAGTATATCTTTTTGAGCACTTTGTTCTACATCATAAAGACGCATTTTTGCTCTATCAATCCCAACTACAAATCTTTTATTCATTGTTGGGTCATTATATCTATTCTTCAATTGTTTCACCATAATCTGACCCAACCCTTCTAACTCTTCCGTGCTAATAAGGGCAAACATAAGGTCAGCAGTAGCAGGAAGACCAAAGGATTCACTAGTATCAGTTAATTCTGGATCAGATGATCCAAAACCGCTTCTTGTCGTTTGTGTAGCACTAACGATAGGAACATTTGCTTCAACTGCAAGACCACGAAGTTCTTCCGCAATTGCTTTAACATAAGAGTAAGAATTGACTGAAAAATTACTCTTATACCTTGAGGACCCACAAATATTAAGGTAGTCAATGAAAATAATATCAGGTTTAAATGATTTCTTAAGAGAGAGTTCATTTAAAAGTGCCCTAAAGTGTCCTGCGTGTGCGGAAGCAGTTGGATATTCTTTAATAATCAAAGTTCCTTGTGTCTTCTTCGCAATATTATTTACTTTTGTATCAAACATCATTTTTGGTAATGTTTCAATATCTTTGATATTTACATTCAAAAGATTTGCGTCAATTCGTTCAGCAATTTTCTCCTCTGCCATTTCAAGCGTAATGTATAAAACATTTTTTCCTTGAAGAAGAACTGATGCAGCAAAATGACACATAAACAAACTTTTCCCAACTCCAGTTCCAGCTAAGGCAATATTGAGGGTCTTATTAGGAATACCCCCTTTGGTAATTTTGTTAAAATATTCCAAATCAAATGGGATTTTGTCTTCTTTTCTGTGATAAGAGTCATATCGTTCTTGGTAATCTTTTAGGTAATCGTGCCCAATGTGGCTATCAAATCCAATAGCAAGTGCTTCTTGTAAAATTGTTGGAATGGAATCTCTGGACTTCTTTTCATCTTGTCCGTCAGCAATTTTAATACTTTCCATAAGAGCAAGATAGATTGCTCGGTCTTTACACCACTTTTCCGTAGTATCTACCAACCATTGCTTATCTGCTGGTGCATCATCAAGTTTAGAAATATAATCACAAATAATTTTGTAAGTATCTTCTGTAATATCAGTTCTTTTTTCTGTTTCAATTAAAAGAACTTCTTTTGTTGCGAGTTGTTCATAAGCAACAATAAATTTACAAATCTCTTCAAAAACTACTTTCTCGTGAAGGTTTTCAAAATATTCATTTTTAATAAAAGGTAATACTTTTCTACAATAATCATTATTGAAAAGTAAATTTCTCAAAATAGTAGTTTC